AACTTTTAAAACTGGCCAGTGGAATCATTTTGCAATTGTAAGAAATGGAACTAGCTTTAAATTATATATAAATGGAAAGGCGGGGATATCAGTTACTAGTTCTATTACTGTAACTGATAATGGACATCCTTTTATTATAGGTACAATGGGAGCAGATGGCTCTAACGTCTTAGCTGAATCTAATATATCTGATTTTCGTGTAGTAAAAGGTACAGCAGTTTATACAGCAAATTTCACACCTCCTACAGCTCCGCTCACCGCAATTACAAATACTTCATTACTACTACAAAGCACAGATGCAGGCATTATTGATAAGTCGCAGTCAGTAAAATCCTTGACTTTAAATGGTGATGTTAAATCGTCTACCACTCAGACAAAGTATTTAAGTTCGTCAATGTATTTTGATGGGACAGGGGATTATTTAAATATTTCATCATCTGAGATTCATGCATTAGGCGGCGGTGATTATACTGTTGAATGTTGGGTATATTTAAATTCAAGTAAAAATCAAGGTATTTGGGATACAAGAACAACAAACACATCTACAACGGGCGTTGCTTTGTATGTAACATCTGGTAATGAGTGGAGGATGGTTGTAAATAATTCAACTTTCACTGTGGGTGGTAGTATTACTAATTCAACATGGACTCATGTTGCTGTTGTTAGAAGTGGATCAACAATAACTGTTTATGTTGCAGGATCTTCAGTCAATACTGCAACATCAAGTATTAATTTAACTGACGAATCAATGTTAATTGCGACCCTAAGAGATAATGTGGATACATCCGCTACTTTTAAGTTAGACGGTTATATGTCAGATTTTCGTGTTACCAAAGGCCTAGCACGATACACAGCAAACTTTACACCACCCACAGCAGCTTTACCGGGGTAATAAAAAAGGGGCTATTGCCCCTTTTCTATTTCTTCTTGAAGTGCTATACTAAATCCTTTTATTGCCATTTCGAGACGTTGAACTTTTAAGTACTCTTGTTCGAGCTGCTCTTGCAAGTCTTGTATCTGTGCTAAATACTGAATTGCTATCTCAGATAAATCCTCTGCAGAAATCGCCTTTTCTGTAGGCTGACGATTCTCATTCTCCCACTCACTTTCTGGGCGAAGTTGAATTGTATCTTCAGGATCTAGCTTCTTCTTCGGCTTTTTCGAGGTCTTCATTGGTAGCTTCATCCTTGAATGTATTGTTTTGTGCAGTAATTTCACCTTTCAAGAGACTTATAAAGCCGGCTCTTGCAACTTCTATTTGATGCATTTTTGCTCGAAGTTGTACAAGTTGCGAATTTAAATCAGTATACTGATCAATATAATACTTAGAATTTTCATTAAGTTTTTCAATTTCGTGTTCTTCTCCGTCAAGAACAAGAGTGGGACTTTCTGGGTTTATAATTTGCATATATTCTCCTATTTAAAAATATCTTGCCAGTTGCCTGTTGTGCTAGCTCGAGCATACTCAGTAGCACGGTTTTCAAAAAAGTTTGCATGTTCTACTGCATTTAACATATAGTCTAGCCAAGGAAGAGGGTTGTCTTGGCTGTGAAAAATCTTTTTCATTCCTAGACCTAACAGTCTTCGATCTGCAATATATCGAATGTATTCTTTTACTTCTTCGGGGGTAAGATCTGGTACGTCGGCCCCTTCAAAGCATAAATCAATAAATGCGTCTTCCAGCTCAACTGTACGTTCTGCTGCACAGTAAATTTCATACTTTAGATCATCATTCCAAAGTTCTCGGTTTTCTGCAATAAAAGTTCGAAATAGTTGAGACATTCCCTCTACATGTAGACTTTCGTCTCGAATACTCCAAGTTACAATCTGCCCCATGCCTTTCATAAGATTATGACGAGGAAAGTTCAATAGAATTGCAAAACTACTGAATAACTGTACTCCTTCTGTAAACCCAGAATATATTGCCATAGTCTTTGCAATATTCATTGGAGTATCCATGCCAAAAGTAGATAAATGCTCATGTTTATCCATCATTGCCTTATGATCCATAAACTTTTGGTATTCATCGTCCCCAAAGCCAAGTGTTTCTAATAGTAAAGAATATGCTTCTTGATGCACCGCTTCCATTGCTGCAAAAGCTGATAGCATCATGCGTATTTCTGGCTGTTTAAATGTGGGTAGATAATGAGTAGCATATCCGCAACAAACATCTACATCTGCTTGAGTAAAGAAACGAAATATTTGCGTAAGCAATAACTTATTTCCAGGCGTTAGTTTCTCTCTGTAATCCTTTAAATCATCTGCAAGATTGACCTCATCAGGAAGCCAATGCATATGTTGTTGATTTTTGTAATGCTCATAAGCCCAAGGATAGTTAAAAGGCTTGTAGTACTCTCTTTCTTGTAATAAATTCATATTTATCCTTCACACGCTACGCAAGCGTCTTCGTCCATTGACTCAAAAATTCTTTGTCGTAGGACTTCATCTGATACATTTTCTGCTCTTTTGTGTGCTTCACTACGTAAGTAATACAGTGTTTTTACTTTCTTTTTCCAAGCCAGCATATGTATGGCATGTAATTCTTGTTTTGATACATCCGAAGGAAAAAATACATTTAAAGACTGACTTTGACAAATATGCTTCTGTCGATCTGCTGCCATATCAATTATCCATCTTTGATCTATTTCTACAGCAGTTTTAAATACGTCTTTTGTCCAGTCATCTAAAAAGTCCAAATCTTGAACAGAGCCTCCATTAGTTACAATTCCTTTCCATACTTCATCGGTATCCATTTCTAAATCTTGGAGTATCGCTTGTAAGTACTCGTTTTTTTGTAATGAACTGCCACTTTTAGTTTTTTGAGTATATGCATTAGCTCTATATGGCTCAATACTAGGGCTCGTGTTGCCACAAATAATGGAACTGCTAGCATTAGGAGCAACAGCGAGCAAATGAACATTACGACGTCCAGTGCCAGCAGCATCAGGTGCTTCACCCCTTTCTTCAGCCAATTTTTCACTTGCAACCTCCGCTGCTGATTTAATATGCCAAAACATTGACATATTCCTGCCTTTAGCCATTGGGGACTCGAAAGGAATATTATGTCTCTGTAAATAGGCGTGAAATCCCATTGCTCCTAAGCCAATACTACGCTCTCTTTCGGCACTGTATTTAGCTTTTGCTAATTCATTCGGTGCATTTTCTATAAAATGAGTTAGTACATTATCTAACATACGAACTAAATCAGGAATAAAGTGAGGATCATTACTCCACTCATCATATTCTTCCAAGTTTACACTTGAAAGACAACACACTGCGGTACGATCTTCATTTGTAGGAAGTGTAATTTCACTACAAAGATTTGACTGATTTACTTTTAGTCCAAGCTGTTTTTGACACTCTGGCAATCCTTCCTGTACTGTATCACCAAACATAATATATGGCTCTCCAGTTTCTACACGATTCTGAATTAACTTTACCCATAATGTTTTTGCAGATACAACTTTTGTAGTAATACCACTATTAGGGTCTACTAAAGGCCAACTATCATCAAATCCCTCTTCTTTTGTGGCACGCTCTATAAGTTCCATAAAATTGTCAGGGATAATAACACCATGATGAAGGTTTGTAGACTTACGATTAATATCGCCTCCAGTAGGCTTACGCATATCCATATATTCTTCAATTTCTGGATGAGACATCGGCAGGTACGAAGCATAGCTTCCACGTCTTGTTACTCCTTGTGAGAATGCAAGCATTTCTGCATCTACGACTTTAAGAAATGGTATAACGCCTGTAGACTCAGACCCATTACTGGTTTTCGAACCCACTGAACGTATATCGCCCCAATAACCGCCAACGCCGCCACCGACTGAACTGAGAAACGCATTTTCTGTATAGTGGTCGGTGATACCTGTTCTACTATCATCCACATAATTAAGAAAACAAGAGATAGGTAAGCCGCGCTTAGTACCTCCATTACTAAGGATGGGAGTAGAGAACATAAACCAGAGTTTACTAGCGTAATCATACAGTCGCTGGGCATGCTCTTCATCATCTGCAAATGCCTCTGCTGCTCGTGCAAATGCCTGTTGGGGAGACCCCTCTCCATCAACTAGGTATCTGTCTTGTAATGTTTTTATACTAAATTGGGAGAGATAGCGATCTCTACGAAAATCAATATCTATATTCATTTATTATACTCTCAATATTTGCTATATTAGCTTGACCTATTGCGTCATCGCAAAAAGTTATTAAATCCATCAGCTCATAGTTTATTAAAATTTGATCTGCATTTGCATTAAGAGTTTGTATATACTTATACTTACTATCAATTGGTACGGCTTCGTATACATTAAATGCATTTTCAAATCGCTCTAATAGTTCTTGTGCTCGTTTTGGGCCTATACCAGGTATTCCTGGTACATTGTCTCCCTTATCTCCAGTCAAACACTTCAAAGAAATATATTGCTCTGGTTTAACGTCGTAGTGCTCTTTCCAGTTTTTTAGTGTAACTTCCTTCCTCGTTACGTAAGAAAACCTGTTTACATCTTCTTGAATAAGTAAATCCCAGTCTCTATCACTTGATACTAGCCAAACATTTTCCAGTTCATACTTATTTTTGTGTTTTATGAGATGTGCTGCAAGATCATCTGCCTCTACACCTTTGTATCGAAGTATTGGATAATCCGCTGATAATACTTCAAGACTTGCTTCAAACTCTTCAAAAAATTCTTCAAAAGCAATTCTGTCTTCTTCACTTTGTTCTGCAAACTTTTCTTTTCGATTCTGTTTATATTCAGGGTAGAGTTCTTTTCTATATGAAGATGATCCCCAATCTGCAGTAATAATTATTTCGCTGCACCCATAAGAAGCTGCCAAAGATTGTACTGTACTTTGATAGTCATACCTAAAGTCTGTTCTTCCTTGGTGTTTCCATCGAAATGCAAGATTTAGTGCATCTACTACCAGAGTTGTTTTTCTATCTGATATTCTATCCTCAAAACTAAATGCCATTTAAAAACTCCGGTTTTTCACGTTCTAACCATTCATCTGCAAGTAGTACAAAACATTGTAAAAAGCATATAAACATATACTCTTGTGTCTCCTCAGGAGGAGTGTCTGTAACTACAAATATTGGAGAACGATTATACTTAAAAAATAATAAAGGCTCTTGGTTTCCTTGAGCTGCTTGTTGTTTAAGTTTATTCCACCACCGAATAAGATTATTTGTTTTCGGAGCTGTAAAAATTTTATCAGTAAGAGGAGACTCAGAATAATTTTTTACCTCAATGCAGTATTTATTTTTTTCGTGAGGAACATATATGTCCCCCTTTAAATACTCAAGAGCCCCAGAATTCGGGACTCTTTCAAACTGAAGATCGGTATGTTCTCTTAATAAATCTCTAACCAGATATTCACCGCGAGCACCTTTTGCTCTACTATCTACCACAGCCCCCTCTCTATCTGTCGAAGTACATCTAATTTTTCTTTATACTCTGCGAGCTTTTCTAGTTCTGCCTCGATAGCTCCAAGAATATCTGGATGTTCTCCGATACCAACAGGGTTTAAAAAGTAAACTTTAACATTTGTTTCGTGATATTTACACTTACCAAGTAAATACTCCTTCATATTTTCTAGCATAAGATGCCCCGTAGTAAGTGTCATTTCTTCATTTGTCATTCTAACCTCGATATATTTCCTGACTTAACCACTTCTATTTTTTCTAGTAAAGGATGAGTCCACCCATGACTTACTACATATGTGTTTAAATCTTCTTTAAGTAAAACTTCTACCATCTTTTCCCTGCCCGCATCATCAAGCACATTGATTACTTCATCTAGAAAAAGCACATTGATTCTAGACTTTGATATGCTACTCATTAGTTTGCGAATAGCAATAAGAGTAGCTGTATTTACCCTGGCGAGCTCGCCACTAGACAGCGCAAGAATATCCACTATGCTACCATTATCGGTAATTTGTACATTTAACTTATCATTTGTAACAACAAACTCTAGTGTAAATCTGCCGTCAGACAGCTCTGCGAGGTAGTAGTTTGTTAGTTCTTCTAGTTCTTTTACTAGATTTTCGATCTTATAGGCGATTAATCCATTTGTGCTAAATGCTTTTTTTAATACTTCAAGATGCCCTGCAATCTCTTGCTCCTTCTTAAGAGCGATACACCCCTCTTCCAACTGTTGTTGAAATTCTTCGGTTTGTTCCAAGATTACTTGAATTCGTGTATTTCTTTTTGTTATTTGTTCGTTTTTTCTAGCTACTTCATTTAATCTTTTTTGCGCGTCATTAAGTCTTTCACGAACTTTTGACAAGCTGCTATCAAGCTCTTCTTTGTCCAATAAATTCGCTGGCAAGTGGACGTCAATGCTTCGAAAAATTTCTTGCCACTCTTGTTGAGTTTTTTGAGAATCGGAGTAAAGTTGATTGTTTCGTCTAATTTTCTGTATTCTTGCTTTAAGCTCATCTTGGCTGACCTCTGCTTCTGCAATTTTCATAGATTCGTTTAAAATTAATTCTTGTTTAAAATCTGAGTTTACTGCCTGCTCGCAGGTAGGACAAGTGTCCCCTAGCTTATTTAACTTATCTAAAAGTTTTTTAGACCCCGCTACAACCCCGTTAAGACTTCCTAATTCTGATTGAAGCTCATCATAAGACACTTTTTCTTTTATAGAGCAGTTTCTTGCAGACTCTATATCAATCGAACTCAACAAATTTTTATAAGTAGTGTTCTCTTGAATTTTTTTATTTTTTTCGGAAATATTATTAATTTCCATCGTAAGCCGAGCGGCTTCCTTCTCATCTTCTTCCGTCTCGATTATAAGATTTTCAAGAGGCAGTACAGATGTATCACTTAGTTTATTATCATTCAACCATTTTTCTACGGTTGCTATCTGAGATTCTATGCTTGTTAAATTATAGTAATGTGTTTTTGACTCGCCCTTAAAGATTTCGAATAGCTCTACATACTTTTCTAAGTGGAGAAGATCAATAAGAAACTTCTTGCGATTCGTATCCGTTGCAGTAAGAAACTGCAAACTACTATTTGTGTTTTGGTATACCAACTGAGAGAAGGTTTTGAAATCGATTCCAATAATAGCTTGGAGTGTTTTATATGTATTGGTCGCTGTATGAGAACTAATATCTTCTCCATCTTCCAAAAGACGAAGCTTAATACTAGACTTGCGATCAATAATGACGTCATAGTGTTTGCTATCCTTAGTAAACTCTAAGTGAATATGATACCCCGCATTATTATAACGATTCGGAATATCTGCTTTTTTAATTCCTTTGGAGTTTTTGTTAAATAGGGCTTCTTCTATAATTAACGGAATGGAGGACTTCCCCATTCCGTTAGTGCCAACAAGTTGAGTTACTATATTCTCTTCTAGAATTAACTCGTTGTTTTCCCCATAACTAAAACAATTACTCCATTTCAATTTTTGTAGCGTAATCATTAAATATGCTCATTATGTTAGGTATTCTGGTTTCTGGTATTTCCAGAATATAAGTCAAATATTCTACAAGCTCGTCTTGTATAGTCATATCTTTATCTATAACTAAAGTTGCTTCTGAACTTCTTTTTATTACTTTCTTATCTAGTAGTTCATTATTTTTTACATTCGCGAGTTCTTGCATATCGCCCTCTATCTCATAGATAGTATGATGATAGTTTGTAGGTATCATCTCACTTGCGTCAACAACTGTTTTTCTAATCAGTTGAGGAAGATCAAAAGGCTCCCAAATCCATTCCCAGGTTTCTGGATTTATAAGCAAGTATCCAGTTTGGACTTCGGTTCTATGAAATGAAGTAGTCATAGGAGACCCGGGATAAACAATATTTTTTTGTGTATTACTATGTGCGTGTAAATCGCCTGCGAAGACGATTGGAAAATCCTCAAACCTGTCTAAGTCCACCTCTGGTTTGACATGCGGAGGTATCTCTCCTCGTACATGAGTAAACAATGGTTCTGTTTGTACAAACTTTTCAATACTTCCTTTTCTATGTAAGTCGGCGTAAGGAAGAACGCCAAAACCAAAATCGGAATCATGATAGGAAATATCCACTATCTGTACTAAAGGATTAATATCTCTACTAACCTGCTTTAGCTGAGTAAAAAATGTTTTATTCTTCTTTGTAGCCTCATGATTGCCGTCATAGATAAGAGTGGGAATCTGTACTTCCCGAATAAACGAGAAGTACAGCTCCAGCTCTTCCATGTTTGGCAGACGGTCAAAAAGGTCTCCACCTATAACGTGCATGTTACACTGCTTTTCGAGAGAGTGAATCTGCTCAAAAAATAATTTATAACGGTTGAGTGCCCACTCACGTGGAACATTTTTTTGACCTAGCTTTAAGTGCCAGTCTGCCGTAAATAAAATCATGACATTTTGAACTCAGCTTCTAATTCTTCATCCATATCTCCCGAGGTTTCTACTCGAATTTCGTCAAGAAGACTTTTCTGAGCGTCCGGAGTCGGTCTAGGCATTACGTCATCCATAGACTTCAGATCCGAGATTGCAGCCATTTCTTCTTCACTCAATGTACGCTGCTTACACTTTAATACTTGAAGTTGATACTCTACATTATAAGGCAAAGGCCCCGTTTTTACGCGCTTAAATTTAACATCCCAACCAGTTTCTGGATCAGTTGGGTCCCCTAGACCGTCTTGTGCCGCCTGCAGAATAGCTTCAAACAACTTCTTTTTTAGATTAATAATTTTTACCTGACCTTGGTCCAAGCACTGCATAGCATAGCTCCAGCCACACTTTAGATCGGGGTAGTACTCACGAACCCAGTCTTTTTCTTTATTGTTAAACCGCTCTTCATTACGATCAAACGATAAACACTCAAACGGAATATTTTTACCATTCTTTCCTTCAAGCCAGTATACATAACGTGCTAGAACGTCACCTATAAGCCGTACTTCATTCTCGCCATCACGATAGGAAAATGAAGTGATTGATGATTTTTTTGCGCCGCCTGCGGCTTCGTTAAAATTTAATGCCATTGTGTTTTCTCCTGTGGGACTTCTTCATACTCAAAAATAATTTTGTCTTCTTGAATATTAAGTAGCCTGTTGTCTTCAAAAAATGATATGTCTAGTTCGAGTAAATTACGTTCTAGACTAGTTCTCCCAGTTGTTAAATAGTCCGAAAGCGGACGTAAGGAAGCCAAAGCGAGGTACTGGGCCACCTCAACATGGCTATACTTATATGAGTTATATAGAAGCACATCGGGGTGCACAAGAAAAGAATCCCCGATAAAACGTAAATTACTAAATTTATATGTTTTATCGAATTTATTTCTAGGCACTTCATTATTTACTATCATTTTAAAGATGACGAAAATAGAAGAGGCATCGCCCTTACTCTTTTCATAAATCTTTTGCCAATCATATAAGAATAGACTATTATACATTAAATTGGAACCCATGTCAAGAATTATTTTTGTACGCTATAGCTCTTTTATAGCGTAGCCTTGCTTTATATAGTAGCCCATACGATTAGAGGCTTGACGAGTTGCAGTTTTTCCTTTTAAGTGTATATCAACAATTACAGGGTCTCGCTTTCCTTCTTGCTCTCTGATGACTCTTCCAATAAGTTGGGTGAGGAGAGGGTCGTTGTTGATAGGGGTACCGAGTATAAGGACAGAGAGGGAATTGACTGAAATCCCTTCACTAAAGATCGCTTGAGTACCAAAAAGTATTTCTTTATTTCCATAATTTATCTCATCAATCAGAACTTCGCGTTCTTCGTGGGGCACTTCCCCTGTTACACAAATTGCTTTTTCTCCTACTAATTGTGCACAAGTCTTAAGAAAGTGCACGCGATCTGATACTACAAGTACCTTATGCCCTCGTGCTGCATAGTAGGATGCAAGTAACGAGACACTATGAACATATTCCTCATTGTTTGCCAGGTTATTTACCCGATTTGCCCATGGAATATTTGCACCATCCATAAAGCGTACTTCCGAGCGATAAATATCAATGCTCGGAGTCATAAAATTTTCTTTCGGAGGTTGAAACAGTTTGCTACCAAAGTAGTCACGAAAGACTACATGCTTTCCATCTTTTCGCTCGATTGTGCCACTCAGCCCAATTTTGTATCTCGCGTGATTAGTGTCGATAATTTTTGCAAACGTTGGCGAAGATACATGATGCATTTCGTCCAAGATAATTGTTCCAAATATTTTTCGAATTCTATCGATGTTTCTGTAGAGTGTTTGGGTATTACCAACCACAATACAAGGATCGGTATTGAAATTACCAGAACCAATAATTCCTGGAGTGATGCCATATACTTTTTCAACCTCTTTTGCCCACTGATTTCGTAGTGATACAGTGTGAGTAATAACTAATGTTTTTTGCCCTAATTTTCCTGCGATTGCTAGCCCTGTAAATGTTTTTCCCCAGCTTACCCACGCATTGATGATACTGCTATCGTCGAGTTCGTCATAGACGGCTTGTTGAGATTCGCGGAGTGCAAACTTAAACTCAGGAAAATCAACAGGAACCATAACCCTCTTGTCCACCATTTCATAGTCATTTGGTATTAGATCCCCTCGTCCGATTGGTATAGATACCAGATTTTCGCGCACCCGCTGCAGATTCTTAATAATGATCGGAGGGTCGTTAGGATTCTGCGGAGCAATTTTATAGGTTAACTCTTTTGATAGCTTTTCTCGAAGCTTCGAGTCAGCATCCATATAAATACGATTACTGAGAACGGCTTTCATACTTTTCTTCTCGTATCCTTGAGCTTTGTTTCTGCATAGTCATACAAAACCCACGGAAGCCCATTGTAGTGTAAAACTCCTGCATACTTCATATCAATATGCGGAGGCCTCGGTATAGCAAAACTATTTTTTACTTTCTCTAACTTAAGTAAAGAACAGGTATCCTTTTGAATTATATTTTTTATCCTATAGTATTTTAACTTACAAAATTCTGTTTTTTCATAGATAAAAGGGGTGCCATTAGTATCAATAAAATGTTTATGAGCAGATTTTATTATTCCCCTAAAAGTATCTATTTGAGCTTTTAGGGGTTTAATATTTTTATGGGGTGTTTGCAGCCTTCTTAGTCCAAGCGTGTCCCCTACTTGATTCTTGTCGTCTACTATTTGACTTTCTAAAAATAGTAGTCCATCTTGCCTTGACCAGTTTCCACTAGATAATTCATATACAGGAAATTTTATTTTATGAATACTTTTATACTGTACTATCATATAATTTTGTAAACTTACCCATTGAGTAGTCGTCTCCAATATCAAAGTCACACCCTATTGGAGCCCCCGGAATGTATATACCCCTGTCTTTTTGTACAAACTTTTGTAGCATCTGACAATAGTATTTAATTTCCTTCTCGGGAACCTCTGCTAGAATTGAGTCATGAACTAATGCAAAAATTCTGGAGTTTAGTTTTTGACTTTTGATAAAGTCCCCCATGTCTATTGCCCCAAGAAGGTTAATATCACTAGCAGCAGACTGTACCAAAAAGTTAAGACCAGAGCGAATGCTATGGCTCTTGATGCCCTTATCTGAGCTCTCGACATTAGGTAATCTCCTTTTTCTGCCAAAGAAGCTGTAAACAAACCCATTTTGTTCAATAAACTTCTGCCTGTCTTCAATCCAAGATTTTAAGCGATGAAATGCTTCAAAGTATTCATTGATAACTTCTGTAGCCTCATGTTTTGAGAAATATTTTCCACTGTCTTTTGTTACTTGTTCACTAATTTTTGCAGGGCCTGCGCCATACATAATACCAAAAGTAACAGCTTTTGCTGCCTGTCTCCTATCAGAGTATAGTTCTGCTACCTCTTCAACAGCGCATGGAAGTCTAAAAACTTTATGGGCAATAGTACTGTGGAAGTTGCCCCCCGAGCTAAAAACTTCCATGAGTGCTTTATCTTCTGCTAACACTGCGGCTACATATACCTCTGCGGTAGTTAAATCCATTGCAACAATCTTGTGCCCAGGAGCGGCTTTGATGCAGCCTTTTACAGTAGGATTATCCCTAGGAAGTTGCTGCATATTAAGTTTACCACTAGAGCTAAGACGGCCACTAGTAGTACTGTGAAGGTTAAACCCAGTACGAAGACGAGAGTCTCTATCCAGTTGAGGTATGATTTTGTCAAGATAAGTATTCTTGATTTTAGATTTTTGTCGTATATCCAAGATGAGTTGTGGTACATCGCTCTGAAGTGACAGTTCCTTGAGCACTTCCGCATCAGTAGAATTTGCGCCCGTGCCTGTTTTCTTTCCAGTTGGTTTAAGGCCCAAGTGGTCAAATAATAAAGTACGCAACTGCACAGTGCTATTTGGATTAAAAGTTTTTCCATTTAACTCCTCGAATCGTCTTATTTTCTCGTTCTCATATAGAGTATTTATAGCAATATCTATGTCTGTCTGCATGGCGTCCTGTGCTATATATAATCTCTCCCTGTCAAAAGGCACCCCATTATCCTGAATATCCGTTAGGAATCTAGTGCCTGGAATCAAAAGATTATCATAAACATTTAAAAGTTTTTTGTTTTGCTTTATCTTTCTAAACTTTTCGTACAACAAGAACGTACATACCGCATCCATTGCCGCATATGTTTTCATAGTATCAAAAGGGATTGAAGACCATTGAAAGTCTGCTTTTAGTACTCCAGTCTCTTTTCTGTATTGATCTATCCAATCGTACATGGGCTTTTCATAGTCCCCGTATGGAGTATACTTTAGAGATAGTTGCTTTAGGCCATGCCCCCCAGGATTCTCATCAATTAAATAGTGTAGTAACATTGTGTCCTCAAACTGAGGAAACTTGAAATTAAAATGATACTCAAAGAACGCCATATCAAATTTAGCATTATGAAAAACTACTATTTTATTATCAAATAACTGCTGTAAAAGTGCTTCAGTGCGATAATCAAAGCAGTCGGTATCAATATAAGCCCCACACTCACCATTATAACTAAGACTAATACCGAGCATATAGCCATCTCTAGGGTACAGGCCAGTCGTTTCAGAATCAAGAGCCACATATCCGTGTGGATCTTTGATGGCGTTCTTAATAAATTCATTCGCTTCCTCCGTGTTCTGAATACCGAAAGCAATCTCTTCGTTAATTACTACATCTTCAATCTCCCCAGAGATGTACTTTATAATATTATTTTTAGATTCTTCCCAAGTTCTTTTTGCTTCGGGCTTAAAGGCAAGCATAGCAGGGTTAATTACGGGTAAAAACTTTTTTTCCACTTTTTTACCTGAGTATTCTGTAACAGAATTAATTTTAGTAAAGTATTTTAACGCATCTGAGCCTACAAGAACAACCCAATCATAGTCATCTGGGTTTATATCTATATCACAGTCTCGTTTTAAAACTTTTTTAATACTAGGGTCTGAGCAAAGCTGGTATTGATCAAACTCAAATGCTCCCTCAAACTCTCTAGCGAAATTTGTTTTGCTTGGTTTGGTTTCTACTAATGCAACCTTAGGCATATAATTTACTCCGTAGTTTGTCTACTTGTTGTTGAGATAGCGCACCCGCATCTAAAAATTTATCGCCAATACTAATAATGCGGGTTATAAGGCCAATTTCCTCACATATCTCTTGTACTTTTCTTGCTCCTGTTTGTCCTGCTTCATCGTTATCTAAAAATATATCTATATTTGTAACTCCTTGTACGGAAAGCATTTCTGCTTTTTGCTCATTGAAGTTACGCACACCAAAACAGCATAACGCATTTATAAGCCCTTTATCATGTAGATTAAGAACATCAAAAATTCCTTCAACCATTATTACACTACTCTGTATAGGCTGAACCGTAGGGAACAAAGGCATTTTTGCCCCTGCAGGAGCGTTGTAGTACTTTGGTATTTGATTTGTTTGAGTGCGGGCTTGTACAGCCACCACCTTCCCTGACCTATCATGAATAGGGAAACATAATCTACCGCTAAATTCTTTTGCAGCACTTAGGAATGCCCCAAACTTTCTGTAAGTTTCTGGGCGTATATTTCTCCAGTTTCCAATATAAGGTGTAGCATCTATAGGCAGTTCTATGCCCACACTACTTTCTCTTACTTGTTTTATCTTTTTCTTTAGCATCTGTCTTCGCATTTCCATTCTATCGGCCTTATGACCAAAGTGTGTAAAGACAGTGCCCTTATACCCACAAGAAAAGCAATTAAATACACCAGTTACTTGGTCTATTCTCATACTAGGGTTGCGATCATCGTGTTCGGGGTTCAAACAACGAACAACAAAGTCTTTTCCCTTTGGTATGAAAGGAATATCTTTAGTGCTAAGTAAGTCTTCTACGTTCATTAACAGTCCGGATCAAAAGATGCCCACTCATCCATTTCGGTAGGCTCGTCATAATCTTCATCAATACTACACAGCCACGGTCCGCTGTCTGGCTCGGAGTACCACCAGTCCTCTTCTAAAGCGTTAGGGCATCGTACAGGATTACCATTACTATACCCATCCCCTTCAAGAGCTTCTCCACAGTTTGGGCAAGTATCACGAGTATTCCAATGTTCCATAAGTGCATCGTGCATTATCTTCTCATCCTAGCTAAATCTTTCATTTCTTGTTCGTTGATAATTGGTATCGCATTGGATTTATGCATGGTTCC